CGATGCTGAATAACCCAAGCTATGACCCGACCGCAAAACAACCTGCGGATGAATGGAACTCTGTGAATCGCCCGGGTTACGATCCTAAGTCCGAAATGACCCCACGACCGGGAACAAATGACTCAGATCCTACATGGGCAAAAGATGGCAGGAAGTTTGCAACAGCAATGGAGAGGGATGCGTATGAAAGATGGAGTTCAGGCGCATACGGAGATGCTCAAAGAGGTGTTTATGCTGGTAGCGACAAAGTCTTTCAGGATAGCCGAGAAAATGGTAAAGATAGATATAACGCTTATCCCACAGGATATAAAGACGCAGGAGATTCTGGAAGCTGGGGTCAAGCTGCCAAAAAAGCTCCACCACCACCACCACCGCCACCACCGCCCAAATGGTTAGACAACCCCTATGACCCGACCGAAGATTCAAAGTGGCAAAGAACACCTGAAGCCAATCAAAGGCCATCACGGCCCGGAGATGCTTCTGGAAGAATGCCATCATATCCCGGAAACCGCTTAATAAATCCAACTGATGGGAAAATTTACAATGGTGATATTCAAGTAAACAAGCCTTCTCGTCCTATTGACGGGTCGCAGCCTACTAATTGGCTGGAAAAGCCGCAGCCTCAATCTGATCCTACTGCCCGGTACAGGCAGCAACCTGTCCGAGAAACAAGCGATTTTAATGCCGATGCCCAAAGCACTGATCGCACAAACTACGATGAGATGTTGATGGGGCCTGAAGGTTCTGCCGATAATTATTATGCGCATCAACAAGCAATGGAGAAGGCGAAGACTCCACAAGAATATCAGAAGCATTATCAAATGCTTCAGAAAATGAAAAAACCAACTGGAAACGAATTGCGAGATGCTTCAAAGAGATACAAGTCACTGGAAAACGGAAATTATGACTACGATCTGACAGATAGCAGAAAGTCAAATTTTCGACCTACAGTGTATTAGGCTTGACCAGTGAATTTATTTTATGCTATTGACTTAATCTTCTTTGATCCATAGCATTCTATTTCCAGAACCGCCAACCCCCGAGGTGGTAATAATGAAAAAGACAGTCACCGTGTGTTTTGCTACGTTTTCCTATGGAGGTAACGGAGGCATCAGCTCAGAAGTACCGGACATTCGCGAGTGGATGGTCCCGCTTATTTCTCGCTTGAGCAAAGACGAAAGAATCGCAAGCATTCATTGCTTTAATCTAAGCGACACGCCAATCACCATGACCCGTAATCGGGCGGTTCTGATGGCTAGGGATCTAAGAGCAGATGTCCTTGTGATGATTGACTCAGACATGCATCCAGACAGGCATGTGTTGGAGGCTGGAGCAAAGCCCTTTTTTGAAAGCAGTTTTGACTTCCTTCTTGCTCACTATGACAAAGGCCCTGTTGTTATTGGTTCTCCATATTGCGGACCTCCTCCAAAAGAAAACGTCTATGTGTTTCGCTGGCTGAATGAACAGTCAGAAAACGCAAACCCAGACTTTCAACTGGAGATGTACGACCGAAAAACAGCCAGCACATTGGCAGGCATTCAAGAAGTGGCAGCTCTTCCAACTGGCCTAATCATGTACGATATGAGAGTATTTGACATGACAGAACCCAAGACCCCAGAAGACAAGCCTTGGTTCTATTACGAATGGTCTAATATATTTGCCAGCGAAAAAGCAAGCACAGAAGATGTCACGATGACAAGGGATTTATCTCTAGTATGTTCTCAGCTATTTGGATATAATCCAATTTTCTGCAACTGGGATGCTTGGGCCGGGCATTGGAAGCCAAAATGCGTGGAAAAGCCAAAGATCATTAGCGCAAAAGACGTTTCTCGCAAGCTACATCAAGCGGTGTCGGATGGATTTGATCGCAACGTAAAACTGGTTGATTTCAAAAACCCTAAATTACAAAACGTAAAATTCAATGCAACCTAACCAAACCTGCCTAGGGTGCGGAAAGTCGTTTCCTGCGACTAGCGAGTATTTTCACAAAGCCAAGAATGACACGCTACACGCCAGATGCAAGGAGTGTCGCAAGCAGCACGAAAAGGACAACAAGCAAGCAAACAAAGATCAGAGGCTTGCGGAAATAGAAAAGGGCGCTGTAGATCTTTTTATTCAAGCTGCAAGAATAGGCGGATCAAATATCCCGCACACCAGTGAATTGGTGGAGGTGATGCTTGAGTATTTTGGAGGGACTAGAGGTTTTTGTGGTGCGTTCTTAAAGCAATTCTATGACTCGCCGTCTGGGGGTGCTTTCAGAACTAAGCAGTTGGATACAGTTGTGCGTCTAATAACGTCCAACACTGCAGTTGGAGGGGCCAAAAAGCCATTGACGCACTGGACAGAAGAAGAGCTAGAAGGCGAGTTGATCGAAAGACTAAGAGAAACTGTTGTCCTTAACGCACTGCCGCAGCGCATCATAGGCTTGAATGAAAAAGCACCCTCCTATTCCTCCCCCTGAAGTTGTTGTTCAGCCTAGTACGCTTGCTGACAGTAATTTAACGCAACATGCGATTGCGCATCTACGAGAGCTTCAAGCGGAACTGTCTGACAGGCGCATTGAAGCACTGCGGCTTTATGAGCCGATGTCTACTCAGGATGAGATTCATAGTTGCATGAGTTCGGAGAGAATAGTCCTAGGTGGCAATCGTTCTGGCAAGTCGTGCGCAACCTTCGTAGAAGACGCAAGGGCGGCCACTGGACAAGATCCGTACGGAAAGTACCCGAAAAGAGATGGAGTCCTGATCGTTGTTGGCCGGAACTGGCCCCACATTGGTCTAGTGGCTTATGCGATGCTTTTTCGTGCCGGTGCTTTCCGCATAATCAGGGATCTTGAAACAAACAAGTGGAGAGCATATCGTCCATTGGTCGATTTTGAAAGGATCAAGGAATCGAAACCAGCCCCTCCTCTTATTCCGCAACGGTTCGTTCAAAGCGTGTCTTGGGTGCTGAAGTCTGCTCAGTATTGTCAACGAGTTGAGTTGACAACAGGATGGGTGATCCATTTTTTCTCCAGTGAGGGTGAACCCCCGCAGGGCTATTCAGCCGATTTGGTCCATATAGACGAAGACGTGTCAGACGAATCGTGGATCGGAGAATGCCTATCTCGGCTAGCCGACAGGAAGGGCCGTTTCATATGGAGTGCGATGCCACATTCTAAAAACGATGCCTTGCTTGGTTTGTGCGAACGCGCAGAACGCGCCGTTGAAAAGGGAGACGACACGATCAAGAAGTTTGTCCTGCGTTTCCTTGATAATCCACACATAGACAAAGAAGAAAAGCAAAAAAATCTTGAGAGATGGAGCGCGATTGGTCAGGACGAGCTGCGGATGAGAGCCGAAGGCGAATTCACGACGGATTCCGTTCTCATGTACCCTTCGTTCAACAGTTCCGTACACATGATTCAAAAATCCGACCTCCCGGATATGCAGGTCCCCAAGGATTGGACTCGCTACGTCGCGATTGATCCCGGCCATGCCGTTATGGCATGCCTGTTTGGAGCTGTGCCACCCGATGAAAAGTATATTTTGGTGTACGATGAGCTGTATATCAGGAACTGCAATGCCTTGATCTGGGGCGAACGGTTCGCAGAGAAGATTCAAGACCAAAGCTTTTACGCTTGGATACTTGACATGCACGGCGGTTCGTTGCGTGATTTAGGCAGTGGAAGATTGCCGCACGAACTATACACGGAGCAGCTCAGAACCAGAAAACTAAGGTCAGTTGCCACAGGATACAGCTTTATACCGGGAAGCGATGACATTCCAGCCAGAACCGCACTGGTGCGTCAAATGCTTCATATCCGAGGAGATGGATCAGTTAAGCTGAAGTTCCTTCAAGGGGCTTGCCCGGAGCTTATGCGAGAAATAAAGCGTTACAAAAAGAAGGTTACGACAGTCAATGGACAGCAATTTGTGACAGACGCACCTAACACAAGGGGCGATGTGCATGCAGTTCAATGCTTGGAATATCTAGCGGCTTATGAGCCAAAATACCACAGACCACCACTCTTGCCCGGCCCGGAACCTTGGTATGTCAAATGGTTGGCAGACAAGAAGAAACGTCTAGGTGAAGATTCAGGTGGTTATATTTCACTAGGTCCAATGGGGAAAAGCACATGAGTTATGCAATGCCTGCGGCTAATTTGGGAGATTGGGTCCTGTTTTACAGTCACGAAGGGGCAGAACCAGTAATTGCCATCGTACAGAAAGTAGGCCAACGGACACTGATATTGTGGGCTTTATCTCCCGGATATGGTGGAGTTGAGAAGCCTTCCGTGCATCACAAGGATGACGTAGGGTTAGTTGACAACGCAGAATGGAAGAAGGCTGGATCGTGGGCGCACAAGCCAAACGACACCCGAATGGTTATTTTGTCGGAAAAGCTTGCAGCACTTGAACAAAAAGTCGAAATCCTAAGCCGAAGGTTGACAAAGTAATGCCATCACAAGATTCACCGCTTAGTCCGATCTGCAAGTCTTGGCTTGCAAAAATAGAACAGGCCATCAAACACAAGCGTCCTTTTCAGGAGGATGCGAAAGAGGCCATGTCTTTCTATGACGGTGAAAATAACTTCATGTGGCGAGACGAATATGCAAGAGGCGAGCGTGGGTACAACAAGGGTATTGCGCCTCCCGAATTTCGGATGACGATCAACCGAGTTTGGGAGGCGGTTCGGCTGTTTGGCGCAGTGATCTATCACCGCAATCCAGCACGAAACGTGACTCCTCGCGCATTGCCAAAGATACCGCCAGAAGCAGTAGGCATTGTTCCTCGTCCTCCAGTGCCGCAGATGGGTCCAGACGGACAGCCGCAGATGGGGCCAGACGGTCAGCCCATAATGATGCCCGATCCTCAGATAATGCAATATCAGCAAGCTCTGCAGAATCAGGCTATGCAGCAGCAGAAACGAGAAATTACGTCCCGGCTACTTGAGGATTACCTGAACTACACTCCTAACGAATTGGACTTGAAGGGTCATTCTAAAAGAGTTGTGGATCAGGCGTTGATCATTGGTGCCGGGGTATGGTGGACAGAGCTTGTTCATCCGGATGGTGGGAACACCAAAATAGCCGGAAGTTTCTACGATAACTTTGACAATCTCGTATGGGACCCAGATGCAGATGAATTCCAAGACATCCTTTGGTGTGCTCGGAGATGCGTTCATCCAATTGACCAAGTGGCCGAAGAGTACGGAGTTCCTAGAGAAGACTTGGCCGGTTGCATTGAAAGCTACGGATCTAGGGCGGAATCTGGCGATCCGAGTTACAAGCACAAAAAACGCAATGGTAAGACAAATGATCTTGTGGCGTACTGGAAGGTGTGGAGCAAGACGGGGTTTGGCGACAGACTCAAAGACGCGCCCAAGGACATGCGAGGAAAGTTTGATGCTTTAGGAAAAAACTGCTACATCGTTGTTGCAGACGGCTTGTCTTACCCGCTGAATATCCCTCCATCGATTCTTCAAGAAGAAGTAGATGAAACTGGAGTACCGCCCAGTCTTTTTAAGCAGACTCAATGGCCCATTCCATTTTGGGCAGAGCCACAAGGATGGCCGTTCACGTTGCTGCAATGGCACTCCAAGCCGGGGTACAGCTATCCAACAGGGATATTACGGGCTGGCATTGGAGAGCTTCGGTTCATTAACTGGGCAATGAGCTTTTTGGCAACTCGGATTGCAACCAGTTCCCAAACTCTTATTGGAGTTAGTAAAGCAGCGGACCCAGACATTAAAGCAAAAATCCTAGAACGAGCAGAGGGTGGCTTTAAGATAGTTGAGATAAGTGAAGCGATAGGAAGAAACGTCAATGACGTAATAAGTGTCTTCTCGCTGCCCGGAGTGACGGCAGACATGTTTCAAATTGTCGCACAGGTAACCGAGCTATTTGATCGACGAGTAGGATTGACTGAACTTATTTATGGTATGTCAAGAAATCAATTTAGGAGTGCAGCAGAAGCAAACGTGAAGTCAGAGCAAATATCTGTACGCCCCGATGACATGGCAAACCAACTAGAAGACGCTTTAAGTGCAGTTGCTAGAAAAGAAGCTTTGCTTGCGCGTTGGATGATAGGACCTGAAGACGTTGCGCAGCTTCTAGGTGATCTTGGTGCTCAAGCATGGCAGATGAATGTCCAGCAAGAACAGCCAGACGCCATAGTGAGAGAGTACACATACAGGGTAGAAGCTGGGTCTGCGAGAAAACCAAACAAGGGAACCAAGGTTGAGCAGATCAACAATGCCATGCAGATCCTTATGCCGATGGCGCAGGGCCTTATGCAGCAGGGCAACCCGCAGTTGATCAATGCTTTGCTTGAAGATTGGGGCAGGGCTTTGGACATGGATGTTTCTAGGTATGTCATCCAGCCACCACCTCCACCTCCTCCGCCACCTCCTCCACAACAACAAGGACCTCCACAGCAGGGCGGGCCGCCACAGCAACAGCAAGGGCCGCCACAGCAAGGTGGTCCGCCACAGCAGCAACAAGGACCGCCACAACAAGGCGGGCCGCCACAACAGCAAGG